CATTATATATTCAGAACAAAACCCGCCTTTCTTACATTTTTCCATTTTTAATATTTAATATATTATTTTTTTATATTATGTATATTAAAAAAGATATGTCATTGGTAATAACTGGAAACAAATTAACTCAAGCGGGAGTAAAAGATATCGGAATCGCCCAAGCTCCTTTTCACTATAGAAACTTTTTAAAAGAAACAATAACACTATCCCCGAATAGTGAAGTCGCTGTCCAGAGTGTTAAATTATCAAAAGGTAACTCAATAAGAATATCTCCCGACGATGGTTTCTATTCAATGTTTAATATTGACCTCGCAAAATTAAATGATGGTAGAACCTCGGCGAATACAGTTGGGACTCCGATATGGTGTCCGTTAGGTGATGGGTTACAAAGTGAGGATGTTTCATTGATTCAATTTGAGGAAAGAGTATCAAACGCAATGAAAAAAGGGATGCCTCATCCTAATGTTTTCGGGATAAAGAGTGTTTCTGCCACGGGAACTCTCCAAGAGACTTTTTATCCTAAATGTGATAGATTATATGATTCCACTACTGGTGCTTTTAAAGGATTTGACTTAAATTATTTACAAACCAAGGATGATGATGCTGATTTGGATAATGTATCCTCTTTAACTACATCATATAAATGGATTAATGATGAAGACCCAACCCTTTCTTGGGTTCCAGCGACGGGATTAATCACGAGTCCGACATCAGACCCGACAAATAACACCATTGACAATCAAATGGCACTTATAAATCATCCTATATCTCAATCAAATGGAAATATGAGAATTGATTTGGATGGGGTTATGGTTGATTATGCGAACGGTGATTTTAAAATGACAAAAACAGAATGGGCGTTTGGCCTCGCCCGTTCAAAAAACAATGATGATATGGATACGGATGCGAGATGGCGACCCGCTGACGGAAATATGCCAACGACAGACAATTTAACGAAAGGAAACTCCCCATCAAATACACAGTTTTTTGATTATGTTGTTCGTTCCATTAGAGATTCAAATGGAAATTATTTCTTACATCTCGGACAGAGTGCTGTGAATAAGGACGATGCCAATGGAGAATTGGGGATGAGAGAGATTGACTATTATGGATTCACTGCCCCCAAAGCGGGACAAGACCCCGTATTAGGAGCCACCCCATACAACCTCTCAACGAATACGCTGGGGATTAAGCAATTCCTCATAAGGGTTGAAAATGAAATTGTTAAGTTCTATTATAACAATAAAGCAAAAAGCACCTCAAACAATCCTCTTGATGATACTGGTTGGGTTTTATTTTGTTCTCAAGACCTTTTTACTTGGTCTGATTCACCCGCTACAAATTATAAAGAGAATTATCCGAAACCTATGGGACAGTCAAATTGGTGGTTATATCCAAAGTTTTATATTGAGAAGTTTGATGATACTGCTGGTTCTGAGGTGGGATATAGTATGACACTATCGGCGTTCAGTGGTAAGGTTAATAATTTGATATCTACTACTTGGAACAATCCCGAATGCGATTGGACTACAAGAAACGAATTGGCGGGAACATATAGCGAAGTTGATGAACTTGATAGGAGATATATGTTTGATGCTGGGAATGCCACCGTTTATGATTACAATGGGGTCTTGACAAGCGTCTCCAATGTAACTATGAAAAATTATATTTTCGCTGTCTTATTATTAGAGGATAAGACTTTTTATACAAATACACCTTTAGCACGAGATTCATTTATAGGAAGAAAATTAGGATTTCCAAATGTTTCCATCTTACGACCAGATATAAACGGAGCGTCTTTAAGTGGTGGNAACCCCGCNGGATTAGGTTGGTCTTATGATTCCGTCAGTGTCCCAGAGCTTCTTTCATCTGGTTCTCTATTCATACGACTGGATAATTTCACTCAAAAAACATTAAACGCATCAGTCGGGAGACCATCAAAAATATTATATACAATCCCTCAATTTGATAATACGGGGTCGTCTGCTGGACTTTTATATTTTGAACCAAATGACCGAGTATATACTTCACTCGCCAATCCTCAACCATTAACAATTAACACTTTTGATATTTCCATTTGTGATGAGAATGAGGTTCTCGCTGAGAATATATTAGACCAAACGGTTGTGGTGTTACATTTTAGGGATAAGGTTAAAATGAATTAAATATATATTATATTATAAATGACATATAAGCAAGATTACAATCGCAAATATGGTTTTAAACCATTATCAAAATCTCATTCATTACAAGATATTAGTAAGACGACGGGATATAAATTATCTGGTTTAAAGATTATAATGAAGAAAGGAGAGGGGGCATTTTATTCAAACAGAGCATCTGTTCGCCCACAAGTTAAATCAGCGGAGCAATGGGGAATGGCTCGTGTGTATGCTTCAATCAATCCAAAATCAAAAGCATATAAAATTGATAAAACTCATCTTAAAAAAAAATAATATATATAATATAAATGAAGGTATTAATCAAGAAATCAACTAAACCAGATAAAAAATATATGGCGTTATTTTGTGACTGTGACTGTAAGGGGAAAAAGAATGAATGTGGGAAATCCAAGAGAACTAAAACCATTCATTTCGGTTCTGCTGGAATGTCTGATTTTATTCAAAATAAAGATGAGGCGAGGAAGCAGAGATATTTAGACCGTCATAAGGCAAGAGAAGATTGGACGAATCCGAAAACTGCGGGAGCACTCTCACGATGGGTGTTGTGGAATAAACCAACATTTAAAGCATCTGTGGCGGATTACAAAAAAAGATTTAATTTGAAGTGAGGAACTCTAATGGCATTTATTATATATATTTAATGTCAAATGGGTTCCAGATTTTTTTACATTCCCTTTTTAGAAATTAGAACCATAATTTTAAAATATATGATTCTTTATAAATGGATTTGATGCCCGTTGTTGAGGATATGGTTGATGAAAATGAACCAGAGGAAAATATTAATGTAGATTTAAACGAGGAAACTGGTGAAGAAAATCCTCAGTTTATTTATGAAGACGATGAAGAATCAACGGTGATGCCAGTCGTGGAAACCAAAAAAGAAGAATATAAAAAAGAGGATATTTTTCAAACTACAGATGTCCCACATACAAAACCACCCAAAAAGAAAAGAGTCCTTACCGAAGAACATAAGGCAAAATTAGCTCTGGCGAGAGTCAAAGCAATGGAGACAAGGAGAAGAAATACAGCAGAGAAAAAAGAAATGAAACAGTTAGAGAAAATGGCACAAGAGAAAAAAAAAGCAGAATTAAGAAGGTATGTAGAAGATGAAAGAAAACCAATAGAAAAAGTCCCCATTGTTGAAAAGGTTATTGAGAAAGTTATAGAAGAAAGACCAAAGTCTCCCACAATTACCAAAAAGGATTTGGAAGACGCTCAATTAGAGGCAATCATTAAATATGAAGCATTAAGAAAAGAAAGGAAGAAAAAGAAAATGGCAGAGAAGAAAATTGAAGATGAAAAGGAGGTTGTAAGACAAACAATTAAAAAAGCATTAACCAGAAATGATGCGGATTATTGGAATAATTGTTTTTAAGCGTAAGTATAAAGAGGGAACCCATTTGGCAACAAATTAAGGTTGAAGGATGCCAAGTGGGTTCCAATGACATCCTCAATATTTATTTGGTGCCATTTGGGTTCCATTAATTAGTCCTTATGTATCCCTTATCTAATACATTGAAAGTATGCCATAAATATTTTTAAAGATTAAATTATAATTCCTTATAAGCACACATAAAAAAAAATAACGATTGTAATAATTCAACGATCTAAAATTAATGTTCTCCACTTTACACGATAAAAAAAATAGGTCATTTTTTAGATTTATTTTCATTCACTTTTCTTTTTTCAATATGTAATATATCAAAATATTATATTTAATAATATAAACAATGTCAAAGAAAGTCCCTCGTGTTCTTAAAGTTAATGATGTTTTGGAGAATGATAAATATAAAGAAATCCATCCTCACCTCCCTCAACCTCAATTTTTAGCATTGATAATTGGCTCGGTGCGTAGCGGTAAGACAAATTATCTAATAAACGCCTTAAGGAATGGTGATGATTTTTATGGGAGCGAATATTGGGACTCATATAAAATTATATCAAATACTCTCAATAACGACGCTAAAGGAAAATATTTCAAAGATGCTTTTGATGATTGTGAAGACCATTACACCGATAAAATGATACAAGAATTAATAACATCTCAAAAAAAATATGAGAGAGAAGATATGCCAACGATGATGATTTTACTTGATGATATCCTCTCTCGTGATTTCAAAAAAACTAATGACATCACCTATCTCTGCTCTAAGTTCCGTCATTATGAAATGTCAATTTTTTTGACTACTCAGTCGTTTCGTGCTGTTGGAACCATCATAAGAAATAATGCCACGAACATTTTAATTTTCCGCCAAAATAACTCCAAGGAACTTGACAAGAT